AATAATATTAAAAGATTACAAACTGCAGTACGAACTGACTTTGGCATTGGTATAAGATTTGCTAAGTGGTTAGGATTTACTAATGAAGGTTTAATGAAGAACTATGGTTTTGATGACACAGATCATTACCGATTTGCGAGGATTTACTAATGGCACAAGCAATACCTTTTGTACAATTAGGATTTTCAGTAATACAAGCTAAGAATCAAAATGCTGCAGGAAAATATAATCAACAAGTTTATAATAGAAATGCACAGATTGCAGATCTTGAAAGAGAACAATTAGAAAAACAAGCGGAATTTGATTTACAAAGATTTGATCAAAAGTTTAATCAATTACAAGGAGAAACTACAACTAAAATACTTACATCAGGTGCAGATCTATCTGGTTCTGGATTAAGAATTATGCACAACAACGAAGTACAAGCACAACTAGAAAGAAATACTATTAATTATAATTCTAAAATTGCACAACAATCTAAATTTAATGAAGCTAACTTTGCAAGAATACAAGGTGGTATTGCAAGACAACAAGGTAAGGCAGCAGCTATTGGAACATTAGCTAGTGCTGCATTTTCTTTTGGTCAATCAAAACCTGGTCAAACATTACTAGGAAGTGTTCCTAACCCATTCGCTTAAACTATGCCAAAGATACCTACATTTACAGCACAAACAAGAATGACAGCAGATGTTGCTGATATTAAAACTCAATATCAAGCACCATTAACTGGTGGACCAGTTTCTCAATTAATTCCAGTAATGCAAAAATTAAATGATTATTATGTTGCTCAACAAGATTTAACAGAAAAGATTGAAGCTAAAAAAGAAACTTTTGTTATTAAAGGTGAAGCAGATAAATTTTTAAAACAAGAAGAAAATAATTATAATGAACAAAATGCTATTCAAAATTTTACAAATAAATGGAATAATTTAACAAAACAAAAATTAGATGGTGTTTCTAATCTTGGTGTAAGAAATAGAATAAAACAGAATTTAGATCTTGAGTATGGTGATTACGTTTACAATATTAAAAAACAATCATTTAAAGCATTAGAAGCTGAAACTATAAGCACTTATAATACTGGACAAAATACTTTAGCTGCTAAATATAAAACTTATAAAGACAATCCTATTATTAAAGCACAAGTTAAAACATCAATGTTAGATAATGCAAGTGATCTTGTTAAGTCTATGCGATTATCACCAATAGATGAAATTAATAAAAGAAATGCAGTTGAACGTGATTTATTTTTAATAGATCTAGATTCTGTTATTGGAACTACAAATGCTAAAGAAAATTTTGCTAAGATGGATGAAGCATTTGGTGCATCAAGATTCGTTAAAGATGATGAATTATCAAAAGCATTGTTTGTTACTTATAAAGAAAAAATTTCTAAGATTGCAGTTAAAGGAGATCTTAATTCTGATTATGATAAAGCTATCCAGATAGCAAATGAATTTGAAACATTACAAAGAGCAAATGGTGCAAAAGTATTAACTGGAAAACAACAAAGCGATTGGAGTGATTTTAAACAAAATTTATTAAATGAATCTGTATCACACGAAGAATTAAAAACTAAAGTTGTTAGAGGAACAGAGGTTAATGAATATAGCGTTGCTCAAAAAGATATATTACAAAAAACATTTTATAATGCCATTGTTCCAGATCTATCTGGTCAAAGAAATAAAACTTTAGCAACAGAATCTGGTTTTGAATATGATCAAAGATTAAATCAATTCCTTGCTGCTAATCCATCTGCTTCTGTATTAGAGAAAAAATTATATGCAAAAGAATTATCAACATTATTAATTGATAAATATAGAGATGCAGATATTGCAAACATTACAACTTTTGATTTGCAAAAAAATAAATTTAATATTGTAAGAGAAAAACAACAAATAGCAGATCTTATTACAGCTTATAATGCAAATCCTAATGAATCTAATCAGTTAAAAACATTAGCTAAATTAAATGGATTTAAAGATAAAAATGGTAATCCAGATATTAATGGTTTTTTAAAAGAGTATCAAAAAGTTATTCAAGCAAGACAGAAGGAATAAATGCCTACTATTGATGCAAGCATACAGGAGTTTTTCTCTACACCAGATACTCCTAATAAAAATACAAACACCCAACCTGTTCCTATTACAGAAACAGTAGCACCAGAACCTAAACCTACTGGCAAACCTCAACCTGTAGATCCTAATTTATTAAATTTTTTTAACGAAGAAAAAACAAATTATCAAAAGATACAACCAAAACAATCTGGTTTAGTTAAAAATCCAAAGGAAAATGATTTTGGTTTTTGGCGTACTGTTGGTGATATGACTTTATCAATTCCACAAGGAGTTGTTAATGCTATTGAAGAACAAGGAGATTTCTTAGATGAAAACATTGTATCTTTAGGTGGTATTGAATTTGGTGATAAAGATGGAAAACTTTCATTTAAAGATTTTATTCCAAAATATGTTTCTCCAACAAGATGGAAAGAACAAAAATATTCAGAAGAAAGACAATTACCATTATTTTATAAACCTAAAACTTTAGCTGGTAATGTTACTGAAGGAGTATCAAGATTTATTACTGGATTTTATACACCATCAAAAATTTTAAAAGGTGTTGGATTGTCAGGAGGTTTTATAGCAACAGGATTAAGAGGATTATCAGCAGGAGCTGTTTCTGATCTTACTGTTTTTGATCCTAATGAAGGAAGATTATCAGATATGTTAGTTGAATTTGATTCACCATTATTAAATAATGCTGTTACGCAATATCTTGCTACAGATGAAGAAGATACTGAAATGGAAGGTAGATTAAAAAATGTTTTAGAAGGTATGCTTATTGGTGGACCACTTGAAATATTATTTGGTATTAAAGCATTTAAAAAAGCTAAAGCAACACAAAGCATTGATGAAAAACTTGCAATTTATAAAGAGGCTGGTGATGCAATAAAAGAAGTACAAGCTGGTAATAAAACAACACCTATTGTTAGAAAAGCAATCGTTGATGGTAATCCTGCAATTAATGTAGATGAACTTACAAAAGAATTTAAGATTGGTGAAAAAACTGCAAAAGCAGATTCAGAATCATTTATTAAAAAAATATTAAATACTAAATCATTTAGAAATGCTGAACATGTTCTTAAAACAATAGATGATGCAGCAGAACAATTTGATGATGCTACAAAAAACTTTTTAGAAAATGATGTGTTAAGAAATGATGTTGCTGAAGAATTGGCAAAAAAAATAGCAAGCAGTAAAGATGAAATATTAAGAGCATTACCAAAACAAACTGAAGCTGCTAAGCAAGGAACAGTTAGAATGCTAGCATCTAAAATGGTATTACAAGAAATTGCTAGAAACTTACAAGATACATCTATTAAATATGTTAAACAATTTGGAGATAATGAAAAACTTTGGACTAAAGAAGCAAGACAAGAAATAGCAAATTATACAAGATTAATTCAAGATGTAACCTATTCATTAAAAGAACAAATTAGAGGTGCAGCAAGAGTAACTCAAGCTGGTAGAGTACAAGTAGGTGCAGTTGGTGGTAAAGTTATTGATGCTGAAAAAGCTGCTGAATATGTAAGATTATATAATTCTAATCCTATTATCCTTGCTAGAAAATTTGCAAGTGGTTCTTTAGATGAAGTTATTCAAAATGCTGGTAAAACTAAATATCAAAAAGCAATAGAAGTATTTAACTCAGCTTATATTAACTCATTATTATCTGGTGTATTTACACAGGCAGTAAACTTAAAAAGTGGATTATATGAAGCACTTATTAGACCAATGGAACAAGTTATTGGTGGTGCTATTGCAAGAGATAAAAAATCAATTCAATTAGGATTTGCTCAGTATCGTGGAATGGTAATGTCATTTAGAGATACTTGGAAAGCTGTAGGTATTGCATTAAGACAAGGAGATGCTGTTCTTGATCCACTTGCTAGAACTCAAGATAATTTACAAATTGTTAATGGTAAAGCAGTAAGACCAATTAGTGCAGCTAACTTAGGATTTAATGGAAGAGTTGGAACTGCAGTAGATTGGTTAGGTAGAGTTATTGAACTTCCATCAAGATTATTATTAACAAGCGATGAATTTTTAAAACAAATTAATTACAGAGGAAGATTACTTACTAATGCTTTAGATAACACAATGGAACTTGGTTTAGATATTACATCTAAAGAAGGAAGAAAAAATATTGATAGAATTTTAAAAGAAGGATTTGATGAAAATGGATTAGCAAATATTAAAAACAATCCTATTAATGAAAAAGCATTACAATACGCTAGAGAATCTACATTTACCAATTCATTAACTAATGGTTCTTATTTAAACTGGGGATCTAAGATTGAAAACTTTTTAAGACAATCACCAGAATTTAGATTTATTATGCCATTTATTAGAACACCAACTAATTTATGGAGGCATTTTAGTAATCGTATTCCTGGTTTTGGTTTACTGACAAGACAAAATCAAGAACTATGGAGTAGTGGAGATAGACGTGCAAGAGCTGAAGTATTAGGAAGACAGGCTTTAGGTTTTGCTGGAACAATGTATGCACTAGATGTTGCGTTAGAATATATCCAAACTAAAGATGGTATGAGATTACCTAAACTTACAGGTAATGGTCCAGCAAACTTTGATATTAAAAAACAATGGTTATCTCTTGGATGGCAACCTTATTCAATTGCAAGACAAAACTCAGATGGAACAGTTACTTATATTCAATATAACAGAATGGATCCTCGTTTTTATGTTCTAGGTATTATGGCTGATTTAAAAGAAAATATAGCAAACATTAATGATGAAGATAAAGCAGATATATTTGGTTCTGCATTTTTAACTGTATTTAAAAACGCAACTAATAAAACTTATTTAAGAGGATTATCAGATGTATTTGAAGTTTTAGCTGAACCTACTCCTAAAAACATTTCTCAATTCTTTGGTGGAGTTGTAGGTAATCTTATTCCTTTTGTATCATTTAGATCACAAGGAATACCTTTACTTGGAATAGATCCAGATAAAGAAGCATTAGAAACTAGATCTTTTATTGATCAAGTAATTGCTAAGACTCCTTTTGCTAAAGGTTATTTAGAAACAAAAAGAGATATATTAACTGGAGATCCTATTGAAAAGAAACCAACAGGATTAGTTATAAATCCAGATGGTATAGCATCTTTTTCTTTCTGGTTTATGGGACCAACAATGGTTGGTAAGTCATCAGATGTTAAACAGGATCCAGTTGCTTATGAAGTTGCAAGACTTAAATTAACATTATCTGCACCAGAAATTAAAAAGTTTAAAGTTGATTTAACTGAATTTAAAAAAGGAGATCAAACTGCTTATGATTTTTGGTTAGAACAAGTAGGTAAGGCTAAGGATTTTGATGGTACAACACTTAAACAAAAACTAGAAAATACATTTAAAACATCTCAATATAAATCAGCTAAAGAGGGTGATGAAACATTTGATGGTGGTAAAGAGTATATTGTTAAAAGAATATTTGAAGGTTATAAAAAGTTAGCTTATGCTAATATGTTACAGAAATATCCAGAAGTTAGAAAAGAAATAGAGAAATCACAAGGATATAAATATGAGATGCTTACACCTTTAAAAGCTGGTGAAAAACAAATACCAAAAGGATTAGAATAATAATAGACATACTGATTAAAATATAATAAAGGAACTTTATGACAATATCTTCAACTACAGTTAGAAACAGTTATAGTGGTGATGGTTCAACTACCACGTTTAGTTATACATTTAAGATATTCCAAGACTCAGATAT